TTGTGCATTGTCATAGGAGATGGCAGAACCCTCGCCTTTGACTGGTGCAGCTGAGAAGCCAGACAGTTTTGTTTCCTCTTCGAAGGAACGCTCTGATGTTTCAGTCTCATAAATTTCTTTATGCTCTTCACCATAACGAGCGTATTCCAAACCGAACAATGCGTTCAAGCCTGGGAGGAGTTCTTTCAATAGTTGTGCGCGTGAAATAGCCATTTTAAGTTACTCCTTATCTAGCTGTTGCGTCATAGTACTCATGGATACCAAAGTTCAATTTGACTAGAACTTCTGGGTATTGTGTGAATACTAGGGTTGATGAAGCGGCAAATGCAGTGATAGGAGCTGCGTTCAACACAACAGTAGTTGCGCCTGCAGAAGCTGCTGTAGCTACATAAGAGCCGGACTGGATGATTTGACCATTGGCTGCAATAGATGAAACATCTGTTCCCACGGGGAGAGCAAATGGAATACCTGCTGCGGTTGTCACTGTAGCGGTTGAAATGCTAGAGTAAGTCGCTGTTCCCAAAGATTGTGCGGTATCACCTACTAAACCGACCACACGAGCAACATAAGCTGAGCTTGTTGTAGCTGCGGGAACGATCAAGCCGTTAGAACTGTCGCCAGTATTGATATTACCAGCCAAGTCAGAACCTTGTAAGTTTTGACCGATCAAAGCAACAGCAGCAGAAGTCACAGTTGTTGAGCCAGAAGAAGTCACGATAGCTGCTTTGAAAACAGTATCAGGATCATCTGTAACGTAAGCTTGAATATCACCAGCCAAAGTATTGGCGGGGTAGTATTGGCTAAAACGTTTCTGTTTGGTGACTGGATCTGTATAAGTACAGCCCAAGAAAACACCAACCATACCCGATGCGCCGCCACCAGTGGTGACTGCTAAACGGTTTACTAGACCACGACTAAGGTTAACAAAATCACCATAAAAGATGTTTGTGCCATAGTTGTACTGGATAGGTAGCAAACGAGTAGAACCCGCAAATACCTGTCCACCAATCAAGTTGATTGGCTTTAGCCCGTAAGGGGCAGAGACAATTGGATAAGCCATTTAAGGACTCCTTGAGTTAATTACGACCGAGTGATACCTCGGAACGCCTCTCTTTGAATAGGGGCATACGAGGATCGTTGTTTCGCATGAACGTATTGTCTACGGACTCCATCTGCGCTCTACTTTGCTTGTCGTAATAGGCATCACGTTGGGCAATAAACTCTTCTGGAATACGACACAATAACAGTCCACCCACCTCAATATTGCCTTTGAATCGGCCTTCTTGAGTAGCGTGCATCATCATTTCAGGATAATCATCCGCTTTACACGGCTCATATCCCTCCCTAAACTTTGAAGAAATATTAGCAGGATCTGATGTCCCAATCATACTAATACGAACCCAACGATGCGACCAACCTGGCCGTTGATTTGGTTCTGGTAAAACCTCTGGCGGCCTCCAGGCTTCTGGACGCTGCATTAGTTCACGAGAATCCGCTTCTCTTGGTTTACGATTATCGCTCATATTAAATTCCTCTTCTTTGTTCTAGCGCAACCTGTTTGGCATAAAGTTCCAATGGAATATTAAGCCGCTTGGCGAGTTGTACCTGTGTCTGAGTAAGCACGATCTTTTTAGGCGCTGTGCTTCTGGTAGCAGGTGCTACATTTGACTTTTTTGCGGAAGGGGTCGCATCCCGCTTTTCATGTTCAAACTTTTCTGGAAATCTTTCCCGCATTTCTGAGTCAATTCTTTGCCAGTACTCGTCACTTGATGGATTAATACGCTCATCAACTGTTAGTTCTTCGTGTAAACCCAGAGCATAACTGGTCATGCGTCTGTCTTTACCCCACCAAGAATTGTTCTCACGCCACGCTTCCGCTTTCGGATCCGTGCGCTGCGGTTGTTGCATTTGTACCGCATTTTCCTGCGGCTGTAAAGGGGTAGGCTTAAAGTTTTCAATTTTGTCAGCCTTGATCTTCACATTGGTTAGCTGCTCTTGTGCATTTAGCAACGCTTCACTGTCGCCAGATTCATACGCCATCTTATATGCACGTTTAGCTTCTTCTAACTCATGTACCAAAGTATTCTTAGCCTGATCGACTATCAACTTATGGCCTTCGCTCAATGAACCCTTGAGTTTTTTGTTCTCCTCAATGATTGCATTGGCGTAATTTAAAGCTTCTTCCCGTTCACGCAGGGCTGCTTCTTTGGCTCTTCGCTCTTCGTGGTATCCCTTAGAAAAGTGTTTGATACGATGCTTTACGCTCTCATCGTACTTATTTAACTCATCATCGGTCAACTCCGCTGGAGCTTCTTCCATAGGCCGTCTGTTTCTGTCCTCTGGAGGAGTGTCATCTACGATCTCAATCTCTGGTGTTTCCACCTCGACTGCCTCGATTTCGTCTGGAAATTTGTAAGGTTCTGCCATGTTTAATCCTTATGCTGCACGAGTAATACCTCGGGGATCTTGCACAACTGCTTCGACTGAATCATCATTGATTAGTCTAAACTCTTTACCGTGAATCTTGAGTCGTGTTCCTGAATTGGGACGCACAATTACAAAATCACCTACTTTACAAGATGGGCCAGAAGGGAATCTGGTCGTATCTTTAAAAGCATCTGGGCCTAACTTCACTACAAATAGAACAGGGGTAAGCACCTCTTCGTAATGCATGGTTTGACCTGACTTCACAAGACCACTTTCGTACTCTTCATCTATCTCCGGCAGTACCGTCAATATCTGAAAACGCACAGGATCAGGCAATTGTCTCGCCTTTTCCTCTGCTGTTTGGGGCAACGTAGTCGCAGTTTCCCCATCTTGACTAATCAATAGTTCACTCATCGTCATCTTCCTTATATCTACGCACGAGGCCGTCTATCTCCATTTGTGCAGTGGCTAGGCCTCGGATCACCCCACACAATTCACGATACTTAGCAAAATCGGATATACCTTCTGCTATGACTTCAATCAGTTCTTGTTTTCTGTCATTGATCTTTGTATTCAATAACTCTAGTACTTGTAACTCCATCATTGACCCCTATTCTTTAGAGCGGCAGCTTGCATTGCTTGTGCCAGTTTAAGACGATGTGCTTGGTCGTTTTGAGCCATAGTTTGCTGATGCAACTGGGCTTGTTGTTGTAATTCCATGGCTTTAGCTTGTGCCTCCATCATGGGATTCTTGGCCGCTTCAGCCTGAGCTTTTAATTGCAACTCTGCCTGCTTCAACGCCAAGTCTCCATCCACTTTCTTCGCCCGAGTCGCTGCATCTTGCTGGGCAATCTGCAACTCTTGTTGTTGCATCTGGATCAATGGGTCTTGAGCCTGCTGTTGCGCCTGTTGTTGTGCCGCCTGTCCCTTACTTTGTTGCAATACTTGTTGTGCCGCTTGAGCCACAAGTCTAGACAATTGCACTTCCATCTCAGGAGGCATGTCTTGGTCAGGTGCAGGTAACTGTGCGCCATACTGATCCTCAATTTTCTTCCTATAAGCGTACGCTAAATGCTCTGCTATATGGGCTTGAATAGCTGCTTGCATGGTCTGAGCCAGAGGATTTTGACCGATTTGTGCCGCTAAAAGAGGGTCTTGAGTCAATGATTGATGCACTGCAATATGTGCATCGTGATCCTGATAAATGAACGCTTTTGTGGGTTTCCCTGTTAAAAACGCCATGTTTTCACTTACTGGATCCCTTGGATGCTGATCTTCCTCAGTCGGAACCAGTTTATCTGCGTTTTTTACCCCCAAAACTTCAATCATTTGACGATGTAATTGGGGTAAATTGTAGATTTGTGGGGCTTGTTGGCTGAGCTGAATCACTGCTTGGTACTGCATGATCCTCTGAGCCATGGTGGAAGAGTTGGGATCGGATACTGGAATAACTTCCACGACCTCGTAATCTTCTTTTTTTGCCTTTCTGTCCCCACCTTCAGGTACATAATCGTACTGGCTAGGGCTGAAATCACGAATAATAGATCTCAAAAGCTTGAATTCTTGCTTCATTGAGTAGTGAACACGAGCCTGAACAGCACTCATGGTCTTTAATTGACGCTCTAATAGTGCCAAAGTAGTCCCAACAGGACTGTTCGCACTCATATCAGATACGTTCATATCTGCTATCGAGCCTAATCTTCTACCTTCATCCGTGATCTTATCCAGCAATCCAGACAATACTTGGCTCGGCTCCTTATAAGGGAGCGTCATAATATTATCTTTAATAGAGCCAGACGGAATGTCTACGTCTCTGAACTCTCCAGGTGCGATCGGAGTATCGTCTCCCTTAACCCTCAGACCCCTGGCCTTCAGTCCACCAGGTAAATTACTTAATGTA